TTATGGACACTTTATGGACATTCCCCGGATTGGGTTTAGTGCGATGGCATCCTGAAGGAAGTCAGGAGCAAAGTGTGCGTATACCATCGTCTGCTGTATGTTTGAGTGACCTAGGATTCTCTGTAGCGTGATGATGTTGCCGCCGTTCATCATAAAATGAGTGGCGAACGTGTGCCGGAAAACATGAACCGCCTGACCAGCGGGAAGATCTGGCTTCATCTCTCGAAGCACATTACGAATCAGCTTGTAATCAGGAAAAAGCAGCAGACCAGTAGATTTCTGCTTGACCATTTCGATCAATTCAGCCGATACAGGTATGGTTCGCCTCCGCCCATTCTTGGTTTTCATGAACGTCACCATATTGTTAATTATGTGCTCAGCCTTAAGGTTAGCAACCTCACCCCATCGCCCACCGGTTGCAAGACAAACTAATACAGCCTTGCGCTCATCACCTTTAAGCAGATCAAGAAGGGAGGCAATCTCTTCACTGGACAAAAAAGCCATTTCAGATTCTTCCTCTTTGAGTTTCTTGATCCCGGAGAACGGGTTTGGTGAGTGGTAAGTGTCTGCATTTATCAGCTTGGTAAACATCCCGCTAAGGATGGCGTGATGCCTGTTAACACTTGATGCCTTCAGACCATCGTTAAGCATAAATACCCGATAATCAATTATTGCTCTTAACGTGAGCTGATCGGCTCTGGTTACACCCATATCAGCCAGTTTGATAAGTATAGCCTCCAGTCTGCCGCGCTCGATTTCTCCGCGAACATGACTCTTACCATGATAAAACCACCACAATTCAAGTAGGTCGGTAAGTTTCCTGCGATCAGCCGGCTTCTCAATCCAGTTTTTATTGTGGTAGTTAACTAGGACATGACGCTCAAAATTCTGCGCCTCACCTTTAGTGTTAAACTTCCGCCGTATCCTTTTCCCTTCGATACCCTGCGGCCTTACATCCACTTCATAACGACCATCATCGAGCTTCTTAATTGTCATAAGTAAGCCCCCTGATGTAACTGCTAACGAAGATAACCGACTGACATAAAAGGTCATCGGCATAATCGTAATAAATATCTATCCAGTTGTTTTCCCTGATTGGGATAACTCTATGATTTCTTGCCCATTAAGAGAGAGAACCGGCGCGATTTGTCCGGTCGCAGGGTTCGTTTCGTCAAACATGAACCAGTCACGATATTTCCTAAATCGAGGGTTCTTAAAAATTTTAGCCCCCGCTTCAAAAGACATTTTCATTCGCCCAGATTCATAATTGGCCAAACTGCTATATGGAATATCAACAAGTTGGCTCATTTCCTTCCTGTTTAGACGCTCAGATTCACGCATGAGAGTTAATTTTTCATGCTGTTCGTATGTTGACATAGTTATTAGTATCCGATAACTTTAACCCATATCGAACACCAGATAACACGAAATAAAGCGCACTAAGGCTTCAGTTAGTGTTACTGGCACCAGATCGGAGGATAGCAAAATGCAAGAAGAAGCTAAATCTCTAGACGTTGAAGAGAGTGCAGAGCAAATCGCGCAGTCACGGAAAAAACAGCAAATCAGGCTTTCACAGCAACCGGCAAACCTACTTTCAAAAGAGGGTTTTGCCTTGTATGTAGGCAAGTCAGAACGCGCTGTTGCTGAAATGGCGAAAGAAGGGAAGCTGCCAGCGTTCTACATGGCAGACCCACTGAATGGCCAGCGAGCCGAACTGTGGATTAGTCGTGCTGAGTGGGATAAATATCATGACCAACTCGTTGATAAAGCACCTGACGAATGGCACTCATGGAAAGACAGACTGAGCGCAGATAAACCAAAAAAAGCTCGCAGGAAAACTCAGCAACATGCCGCGTGATTTTGAAAAAAAAGCAGGCGGGCACGCAATAATCAACATAAAACAGGCGAGGTAAGAACATGATCAGCAAGCCATTATGGATACCCGTCGCGCGCGATGGCGACACCACTGACGGGCGTAATATTCCGACGCAAGACCTGCTTGATATGGTTTCAAGGTTTGACCCGGCAGTGTATCAGCCAAAGGTTTACGGCAGTCTGCACGGATACGAAAACACCTATGTAACATCAGGCTGGGTTTGTGGGTTGAGAACGAAGAATAAAGATGGCGTTACCTGGCTGCACGCATTAATAGCCACAAATAATAACTGGTTCTTTCTGGAGAGCGAAGACGAGTATCCGCCAATATACACATCCGTGGAACTCATCCCGAAATGGTCTGAACACGAGCAAAAGTACGTGCAACCTCTTCTTGTTGGTATATGTCTTTGTAATAACACCGTCATTAAAGACCTTGAGCCAGTAAATAAATACATGGTGAAACGGTAACTCTTAGCGTTAATAGGATAGCGCAATGGGGTAGTGCAAGACGAACTCACAGCCTTAATCAGTGCAGGGGTGCATGATGAATGGATTAGTCAAGGTAGGAAGCTACACATATTCATATTGCGGTTTCATTATTCGTTGTTGCCGCAAAAATCCCATCACGGGAAAAACTCCGTGGAGTATTACCGCAGGTGATAACCACTACGGAAATGAATTCTCGCTGTCTGACGCAATGGCAACCATTAACAGACTTGCAAAAGGAGTGGCTTAAATGCATGACGAGTCGCCAACATTTGCCAGCCTGTTAACAAAGAGTTGCCAGGTCACGCATTTTAAAAACTCACGAGGATGGATTGAAACTCCAGACGAAAGGTTTTTTAAACCGGAACCATCGAAGGTTCAATTTATAAAAGGAAAAAATAAACCTTATGTTTATACGCAAAGAATAAATAAAAGTATTTTATACATGCTTTGTGAGATTTTAAAGAAAATCCTCTAAGTATTCACTGAGACAAAATGCGTGTCATCGCAATTACGCGATGATGGTTTCTGTCATCCTTTTTTCAGAAAGGGTTAATCCATGACAAAGCGAGATCAGTACAACTTTATTCTTTATGTTCTGCTTCCAGCCATTGAGCAGGAAGGTTTGACAATAAAGACACGCCGGGATGGTGAGTTAACACTGTCAGCAGATGACCAAACCGTTAACCGGTTTGTCAGCGATATGCGCCACCGTATTACCAGTGCGCTACAGCGGCAGTCAGTACCGTCATCACCATACGGGGCAATTTAAATGAGTGATCAAATACGAAAAGCAATAAAGATTGAACGAGAGCATTTAATTAAATTGCTTCGCATACGCATCGATCCACTGAAAGAGTATGAATCAATTACGTCAGAAGAAATATTTGAAGTGATTGAGGACTGGATTAAAACACGCGAACTGGAAACTAATGTGAGGTATGGAAAATGAATAATATCATGGTAGATGTAGTCACCCTGGATGAAAACAACAAATCACCACTTTGCGCCATCGAGGCCGTTTGCTTTGAACCATCAACAGGGAAGACTGGCGCAGAGTTTTATCGCGTAATAAACATCTATAGCGCTCGCGGTTCAAATGGGCGTATCCCAATAAATACTGCATTTGAATGGATGAAAAAAGATGCAGCAGATCGTGCGCAGCTTATTGAGGCCAAAGAAAGCGAAGAGACTGCCATATGTGAATTTTGTGAATTTCTGTATGACAACACGAAAGAAAATCATGGTGAGTTTTTTTTATGGTTTAAATACGCGACAAAAAAGAAGAACACACTTTGGCTAGCGTTTGAAGACATAGACGCAAGAGTGATTCGCTGGGACAGGATAAGAATAAGGGATATTGATCCGCTCATTGATCTGGCAAAAGTAACCGGCTACACCCCTCACGCCAGCAATACAAACCGCCCGCATACCATCACTAAGGCCCGTTATCAGGCCGAGCAAGTTTGCGAAATCTGGCAGCGCCTGACCTCACCATATTTTGAGTCTCTGTGAGGGTAGCCATGCATCCGCACCTTTCAATTTCGTGCAGCGTACCGCTGCCAGTCTGCAACAGGGCGGTTGCCGCCCTGAAAAGCTACGCGCATGGAAAACATAATTTTTCATGCGTAAAGCCACACTCCTACCTCGTGATCCGAATTGGCCTGCGCTGGCGCTTACTTAGTAAGAACGGCGGGGCGTTGTGGCGGCTCATGACACACGAAACCTACAACCAGGAATACCGCAAATGATTAAATCACCCATCAAATGGGCTGGCGGCAAATCCCGCATCATGCCGCAGCTACTGAAGCACCTGCCGAAAGCTGATTGCCTGATTGAGCCGTTTGCTGGCAGCGGCACAGTGTTCATGAATACGGATTACCGCCGTTACATCCTCTGCGACACTAATCGCGCGCTGATTAATTTTTTCCGTGTGCTAACTACCGATACCGAGCGTCTGGTCAGCATCGCGAGAACGATGTTTCACGGCGATAACACCGAAGAGAGGTATTACGAGCGAAGGGCATTATTTAACTCCATGCAGTGGAGTGATACTACAAAAGCGGATCCTGCCTTGCTGTATGCCGCGTTATTCCTGTATCTGAATCGTCACGGGTATAACGGGCTTTATCGCGTCAATCTGAAAGGCGAATTCAATGTTCCATTCGGAAAGTATGCTGCGCCTTACTTTCCCTCCGATGAAATGCGACTGTTTGCTGAAAAGGCCAACGACACAAACGCCGTTTTCATCCATTGCGACTTCCGCCATTCCATCCGCTACATCGTGGCACTGGATTTTGACAAAGTCATTTACTGCGACCCACCGTACATCCCTGCCAGCAAAACAGCCAATTTCACCACCTACGGCAAGCCATTTACCCTGGACGATCATCGCGCACTGGTTGAAACCCTGCTCGACGTTCACCGCCAGTACGGCACCCGCGCAGTGATATCTAACAGCGATACACCGGAAACCAGAGATATCTATTCCGCCTTCGATCTCCACGCCTTCAGTGTCCGCCGCTCGGTCAGCGCCAAAAGCCGTGATATGGCCGATGAAGTGATCGGCGTTCTTCCCGCGTACAACAAACCACGCTCAATTTTCTTATCAACCCCTGGCGGGGGAATCATTTGGGCTGGATTCGATCCGGCGAGCGGGCATGACAGCAGCAAAAAGATATTTATTCCGCAGTATTTCGCTAAACCGGAGGAATGATGTTTCTGCTTAAACCAATGGGAATACCGGGTATTTGCCCTAAACATTTACGCGCATGGACGCAGGCAGAGGATGCCGTACTGATTGAAAACTATCAGTCGCGCAGTCTGGCAGACACAGCGGCGCTGTTGCCGCTGCGAACAATCAGCGCAGTCAGAAACAGGGCGGAACAGTTGCGCAAGCGTGGCCTGCTCGACAGAAAGAATAAGCAGGTAACACCATCAGAACTGTTATTTATAAAGAAAAATGCCAGCCGACTAACAATAGAGCAGACAGCAAAGCACCTTGGAAGATGCACTGCAACCATCACAAAAACAGCTTACGCTCACGGAATTAGCTTTCTCAAGCTGGGAGATGCAAACCCATTAACAAAACACAGCGATCAAACGGTAAAGCTGGTTCGGGATCTGCATGATGATGAGCAAGGGCGAAAACTCACTTTCAAAGAGATAGCGGAGAAGCTTGAAATCCCACCGGGCACCATCGCGAGGTTACAGAACTACCGATATACGCAGGAAGATAGGATGGCAAGGGTGTTACTGCCGTGAGCGAAAGCAGGCGCGGGCGCTACGCTCCATCACCACCACCACCGTTCCCGGGTAGCACCACTGATGCTACCCGGTACGCTTATGAGTGGAATAAACCAAAACAGGCAGTCTCTGTTGACAAGACTCCTGCTGTTGATCTCGTTGAACTGGGTCAAGAGCAGGAGTTTTTGGCGTGGGTGAAGCGGGTACTTCAACCACTGCCGCTATTTCTTCGCCGCCGCCTGGAAACGCGCATCAATAGCGTTCACACCATGAAGGGCAGGCACATCGCCAGGCTGGCGCTGCGCGATATCATTCGCCGTGATTTGCCATATATCCAGTCAGTAACAGATCAATACGCCATCCCCGCAGACAGCGAGGGCGAAGCATACGACAGTCTCAACACGCTTTATCACACCTGGCAGAACTTAGGAGAACTGACAAAAAGGTTTAATCACCTGCCGGATTATTCACCGGAAGATGTGGAACTACTGGCGCAGGATATCGCTATCTATATGACCGGTGTTATCAGCGAAGTCAATGACGACATTTCTGAACTGGATGACAGGCAGTCTGCCGTATGGCTCTACAGGGAAGCGTCGCGTTTAACGCACTATTTCAGGCAGTCAGCGCCAGGCTCCGGCAAGAAAACATTATCCCTCGAAGAGGTGGCCGCTGCGATCAGCAAAATGCTGGATAGCCGTTACTGGCACCGCGTGCTGCGCAAACATGCCGCCCGATGGCGTGAACACCTGCACGTTGCTTTCGGTGATGTTAAGCGCGGTGTCGCGCCGTATTGCAGCAAGCATCATGCCGAAGAATGGGATGCCAGACGTAAGCGCAGCCGGGAGATCATGAGCCGCCTTGAGCTGGAAGACCAGGAAACCAAAGAGCGTATCTCACTCATTGAGCAGATAGACAAAAGCATTTCGAACCCGGAGAAGCGGCGTGTTGAGCTGATGACGCGTATCGGGGGCTTTGAGAAAGTCGCCGTTGATAACGGTTTTGCGGGGAATTTTTTCACGCTTACCGCTCCGTCAAAATATCATGCGTGGAGTATGTTCGGTCACCGTAACAAAAAATGGAACGGAGCCAGCCCGCGTAAGACGCAGCAATACCTTAACCGCACATGGCAAAAAATCCGGGCAGAGCTGGCCCGTGAAGAAATCCCGGTTTTTGGTCTTCGCGTGGCAGAGTCGCACCATGACGGAACACCACACTGGCACGGCCTGTTGTTTACCGCACCGGAGCACGCGGACACCCTGAGCGAAATAATGGAGCGCCATGCCACCCGGGAAGACGCCGAAGAGCTGAAGGGTAAACACGGCAAGCTGCCGCGCTTCGAAATGAAGCCAATAGACGAAAGCATTGGCAGCGCCACCGGCTATGTCGTGAAATACATCTCTAAGAATATCGACGGTTACGCGCTGGATGGCGAAACCGACGACGAAACCGGCCGACCCCTGAAAGAAACCGCGAAGCACGCCACCGCCTGGGCGTCATGCTGGGGGATAAGACAGTTTCAGTTTTTAGGCGGTGCGCCGGTTTCTGTCTGGCGTGAGCTTCGCAGAATGCGCAATCAGACGCTGGCAGACAGCATAAACCCTCTGTTCGGTGAGCTTCATCGCGCAGCCGACGCGGGCGACTGGCGGGAATACGTCCAGTTGCAGGGCGGCGCGTTCGTGTCCCGCAAAAATCTTGTGGTTCGGATCTGGTATCAGCTGAAAGACGAACCCAACACGTATGGTGAATACCGGAATCTGATAAAGGGGTTAACCATGCCCGCGGTCGATATTCCGCCGGTACAAACCCGCCTTCGATCTTACGCAATTGTCAGGATAAAACCGGAAGAAATCGACGACGCCGGGCAGGCCGTTGACCTTCAGGGCGCGTCTGCGCCCTCTTGGACTCGTGTCAATAACTGTACTGAGGATAAAAAATGTACAGATTCAGTCGGGGAAAATGCGCCACCGGGTGAGCCGGAACAGTACGAAATAGACCGGCTGAGTCGGGAACAGATAAAACAACTCACCGAACGGCTACGGCAACACAAACCGCCACGGAAAAAATCATTCTCAGCAGAGCTTGAGGAGATAGCCCGTGTCATCGATACGCCTGGCTGCGATGATGCGACCAGTGCCAGGGCGGAAAGCTACATGCGGGCCGCGCATGAGTTGCGCCAGCGGGAAGTTGCGGTACCCGCACCCGCAACACTGAAGCCGGTTTCTGACGAGAGCATTGTTGCATTGCGTGATTTCGCCTTGTCGGTAGGTATGCCGCTCAGCAAAGGACAACTGATCCACCTGTTACGTGGTAACCACCTGCGCATTAACGGCTTTGTTGTTTCCGCAACCGAAAGAGGTGAATTGCGCAGGCGGCGGGACGACAGCGCAGGGAAAAGGATTAGTGGCCTGTGGGAACACCTGAAATCACAGCACAACGTCGACAGCGACGCTATTCGCCGAGATCCGGTTGGTCAGTATGCGGAAATGCTGAAAAAGGTCGATTCGGCTGCATGGGTAAAGCTGTTTGGTCAGAAGGGCGGAAAATAAGCGATTTTTTGCCCCGTTACCGGGGCAGGGAAAGAGATTAGCATTGTTGCAGGAGATCGAGCGCCATTTGCCTTTCTTCTGGCCGGAGTCGGGCGAGTAGTTCTTTTACCAGGTTACTTTCAGTCAGGCCGCTGGGGCTGAGTCCGTGGGAGTACGCAAGGCTGGAAACCCACGTTTTACCGCATTCAACACGTGTGCAGGAGCAGTAAAGATTGGCCAGGTCGGTATCATGAACCCAGACCGTTTTACGGATGATCGCCGGGGAATGGCAGGCGGGGCATTTGATTTTAAGCTGTCGCATGTTTTTAAATCCGGGTGACGTGCGAAACTGCCTGGATTTTAGCAACTTTTGGCGCATAAATCACGGCTCCTTGTCCAGGTCGACAGGCTCACAATCAAACTCCATTTTCAGCGCGCCGCGAATATCGGGATCACGATTGACGGCATCCATAATCAGCCGCTGTAATGGCTTAACTTCATCTTCGCGATAGGCGGAGCGGGATTTAAACACATCACCTAGCCCACCGGCACCATCGGGCATCATCCCGGCAAGGCCAGGCGGAAAGCGGTGGGCATTCAGAATGTCTTTGGTGCTCAGGCTCTTGATATTGGCAAAGTCGTCTTTCACAGCATTATCCCCGACCGGGATAAGTTTTATCGCTTCCGGGTTGCCGTTGGGGATACTGATAAACATATTGCGGAAATTACCCACCCCCTTGCTCTGCTCAATTTTTTCTTTGATCGCGTTTTCCATTTCGAGACTCATATTCGGATCGGAAGTGAAGAAGATGAATCCCATATGTGCGCCGTTCAGGAAGTAGCGGCGACGGAACAGCGTTGCATCGGTACTGAGCATCGCGGAGGCCACGCCGCCGAGATAATCCGGGATACCGTAAACCTGCTGGCGGGTATCGTACTGACGCAGGAATATCACATCATCTCTGCTGTAGTTCAGCGGTGCGCCTTTTTGCAGCAGGGTAACGCCACCATCACGACGAACACGAAAATAGAGCGACGGCAGCGGAGCCAGGCGAAGAACGCGGCCAAAGGCGTTTCTGATCTTAAGCAACGGTACATCACCAAAAATCAGGTAGTTGATCACCATCGCACGCACGTCTTCACGGCTCATATTGCCGCCTTTGATAAAGCCTGCGGCGATCATATTAGCGCGTGCATGGATAATACCGCCGTGCTGGGCGCTGGTATCAGGCAGGTTGGCAAGTGCAACCCTGTTTATTGGTGGCTCGTAATAGTCGTAGTAATTGTCGTAATAGACCTGCTGGTAGTCGGTGACGTTGGTCAGTACGATTTCGGCACGATCAAAAGACACCTGCCCCATACATTTTGCGGGAGCCGGTGAAGTCTCATGTTCAGTCACAACAGGGGGGCGCTGTTGTTTCCTGCGGTTGCGTTTGCTCAATGGCTGAAGCTCCAGGTGGATTTACGTTTTTTGTCGTAATTCAGGGGTTCGTTATCCATCGCGTGGGCGATGGCAAAAAATACATCGGCATGACCGGTGCTTTCGGTGCGGGTGGCGACAAAGGTCATGGCGTTACCGCTGGCCGTCACGGTGCGCCGGATGGTCATAAAGCTGGCGGCAATATCAAGCTGGCCTTCGTCCCACTCGATGCGGTTGCCGTCGACGAGATCAATCATTTTGAGTACCAGTCTGTTTTTCGTCTCGACGTTGTAGGTGATAGCTCTGACTTCGCGCGGGGCAAACTCTTCCACTTGCTCATATACGCCACGCCCGATACCCGTTACATCAATACCGATATACGTCATATGGTACTGACCTTTGATGTTTTTGATTTGCTCGGCCTGCCAGCGAAACGACATGCCGCGCCAGCTCCAGCGCTGTAATACGCGGTAACGCTCGACAGCCAGAACGGGAACAGCCAGCACTACGAAAGTGGCATTATCGCCGGTGCGGCTGGGGTCGTAGCCTGCCCACGTTTCGCGATTGCCAAAGGGGCGGGCTGCTGCGGGATCGAAATCTTCCCATGTGGCGGGATCTGCGCCGCAGGACTCCACTTTTGCGAAGCTGAATACGCTGTCTTTGTCGTCAACAAACTGGCACATGTACAGCATGTTGAACGCGTCTTCGCTGTTTTCTTCCCGCAGTTCGTTGATATCAACATGCTCTTCCAGTCCCATTTTACAGGCATCTTCCAGCGTGACGATGTAACGCCATTGCCTGTCAGGACACATCACGCCGCCATCGCGCATCTGCGCTTCATCCGGGAAGAGAACGTTTTCGCGCTCTTTCTTGCCTTTACGCCAGGTGTCGCCAGTCCAGAACGGATAAGCCTGATGTGACTTCGCCGATGGCGTGGAAAAATACGTTTTGCGGAACTTTTTATGCGTGGCCGTCGCGGAGACAACGTTACTCACTCGCGTAAAATCTGGTATCCAGAAAATTTCATCGACATAAATATTAGCGCTGGAACCCTGGGCGGTGCTGGCGTTGGTTGACAGAAAAGTGAGCTGAGCGCCGTTACTGAGCGTTATCGGATTCCCTGTCAATTTCAGTTCGAATAACTCCCAGGCAAACCTGATGATATAAGCGCGGAACAACTCAGCCTGGGCGCGTGACGCCGACAGAAACGCCTGGTTGGTGCCATTGATCACAGCATCTTCAAACGCCTCGAACGCAAAATACCAGGTCAGCCCGACCTGACGCGATTTAAGTATGTTGCGAATGCGGTACTTTTTGGCCTCCCGAATAATCTTCTGATAGCCAAACAGTTTCTTATCAACAAATTCTTTAAAACTGTCAGCGGTGAGGCCGGCCACGTCATTTGCACGGCGTTTACGCTCTTTCTTTTCCTCCTGCGTACCGTTGCGCTGTTTTGTTTCTTCGAGCTGCAACTGCACCATTTTTTCAGCGTGTTTGTCGCGCTGAATAATCAGCTTTATGTGGTGACCAACGAGCCGGTCAAGCTCGTTCATCTCCATCTCTGTTTTGCCGTTACGCTCCGTCAGTAACACAATGCGGCGGGAAATAGCATCTTCCACCATTTCCGCGCTTAACTGCGACTGCCAGTTACCTTTTTCAGCCCAGTAATAAATGATCCGCTGCGATGGCAGATTCAGTTCACGGGCGATTTCCTGCGGCGTCATTCGCTTCAGATAAAGCGATCTTGCCGCCGCTTTAATTTCGGGGGAGTATCGTTTGCTCATCGGGCCATTTTCAGCCCATACCCCACCGCCCGCACGGGGCAAAATTCCTCTATGTTCTGCTAACCACCCTTATCCGAAAGTAGCCGACTTTACCCGCTCGAACCCTTCAAATTTCTGCGGTTTACTTGCCTCCATAGTTTCACTATCAGGGTAAAAACATGGCTGGATTAACGACAGATTGGGTCTGCATTGCCAGCGCCGGTAAAACGGTGGACGGGCGAATCATTGATGAGCAATGGCTTATCGATATCGCAGAGACCTATGACGTTAATGTTTATACCGCCTTGATCTGGCCACGTCATGACACCGTTGAAAACCGGAAATGGAGTTACAACCTCGGCAGGGTCGAGGCTGTAAAGCTGGAAAAGGTGGAAGGCGTAACAAAACTTCTCGCGCAGCTCTCGCCAAACCAGTTTCTGATCGAGGCCAACAAGGCAGGACAGAAGATGTTCACTTCTATTGAGGTGATTGAAGATTTTGCCGGTTCTGGCCGCGATTACCTGTTTGGGGTTGCCGCAACCGATTTACCTGCATCGCTGGGAACAGACCGCCTTGAGTTTGATATCGGCGGCGGTGAAATCAGCACACTACGTGCATTCAGTACTGATGAAGCGTTGATCTTCTCTCTCCAGGAAAAGCAGCAGAAAGAACCCTTCTGGAAGCATTTTTTCAGTCAGCGCTCAGTCGCAAAAAACACCGAGGACAATATGGAAAAAGAACAGTTTGATCAGCTGATGGGCAAGCTGGAAGAAAACGATAAGCGCTTTACCGCTATCGAAGAAAAATTACAGGCATTCAGCCAGCAGAGCAGCAAACCGGAACCGACAAACGTTAATCCGGGTGAAGAAAATCAGCAGCCGGAAGATAAAGCGCCGAAGTGGTTTGAGCAGTATTCGCAGGGCGTTGATTCAAAGCTGGATGAGCTTACCAAGCGCTTTGACCAGATTGATCAGAAAGAAGTTACCAAACTACCGGGCGGCAATCCGGGCGGTAGTGAAGATGATGTCTGGCTGTAAGCCAGAAACTGGCTTTCAGACAGGAAATTAAACCATGAAAAAAGAAACAAAAGCGCTACTCAGGGATTTACAGGGCCGTATCGCTAAACAGTATGAGGCTGATCCGGCAGACGTTACCGCAGGCAAGCAGTTCTCTATCACTGGCCCGCAGGGTGAAAAACTGCTGGGCGCGGTACAGGCTCAGAGTCCTTTTCTGCAAAAAATCAACATGCCGCTGGTCACTGATATTCAGGGTGAGAAGGTTTTCGCTGGTATTCAGCAGACTATCACCGGGCGCAGAAAGCAGGGGCGCTATCGCCAGACACTTGATCCAGATGGTGCGGAATATTACTGCGTCGAAACGGACAGCGGGATCATTATTCCGTGGCAGCGTCTGGATACCTGGGCACGCATGGGAAACAAAATGGCACAGCTTTATGCTGCCTATGTCCAGCAGCAGATCGCCCTTGACCAGTGTATGATCGCCTGGCGTGGTATCAGCGTGGCAGACAATACCGATACCACAGCTAATCCGCTGCTGGAAGACGTTAACAAAGGTTTCATGCAGTGGATGCGTGAAAACAAGGCCGAAAACATCATGGAAGAGGGGGCAACAGCGGGCGAAATTTCCATTTTTGGCGCTAACGCTGATTTTGCCAACCTCGACGATCTGGCTTATGACCTTAAACAGGGGCTGGGTGATGCGCACCGGGAGCGCACCGATCTCATCTTCATGGTCGGCGCTGACCTGGTGGCGAAAGAAGCTTCCATTGTCAGCAAGGATAAAGGCCTGGTGCCGACTGAGCGAGGCGCGCTCAAGCAGTATGACCTGATGAGTACGTTTGGCGGTCTGCCAGCGGTGATCCTGCCGAACTTCCCTGCTCGCGGTGCCGTTATCACTACTTACAACAACCTCAGCATTTACACGCAGGATGCTTCTATGCGCCGTGCGGTTAAGGATGATGACGATCTGAAAGGCGTTATTGATTCTTACCTGCGCCGTGAAGCCTACGTGGTCGAAGATGAATCCCTGTTCGTCGGCATCGAGTTTGACAATGTGGTATTGCCTGGCGATACGCCAGCGCCATAAGGGGGCATGATGCGTTTTCGTGAACAGCAGCAGCGCCGCCGTAAGCTGGCAGAACTGAGTAAGAAGGGGGCCGCAGCGGGCGCTGCGGCATCACCGGACAGCCTGCATATTCAGCTTATCGAGCTTGAAAACGATGTGGCAAAGCTGAACGCGCTACAGCGTCGTATCGACCGCACGGCGATGAAGCGGGATGTATTACTGCCGAAGTGGATGCCGGTTACACAGCGTTACCTGGACAGTGGCAAGGTATTTAAAAACCTCGTGTTTGCCTGCTGCATCGTCTGGTTGTTCGACGTCGACGAACTGGGGCAGGCGCTGCAATGGGCGGATATTGCCATTGAGCAGGGGCAGGATACCCCGGAGAACATCAAACGTGATTTTGCGCACTTTACTGCTGATGCCGTTCTGGAGTGGGCGCAGACCATCGCCCCGCAGGGGCAATCCGTTGAACCGTATTTCTCTGACACGTTTGAACGTGTGAAATCAGCATGGTGCATCAATGAAGAACTGACCGCCAAATACTACAAATTTGCTGGCCTGCAACTGCTGCGTGCAAAAGACGGCAAGCCGTTAGTGAAAGCGGTTGTTGATGCCGGGGTACTTCAGGAGGCTGACAGCCTGCTTGAGCAGGCGGAAACCTTCTATACCAATATCGGCGTTGGCACCATGCGTAAAAATATTGCGGCCCGGCTCAGGAAACTGGAGCAGGACGCATAACAGGGCACCCCAGGCCAGGCAGCCCGCCGTGGAGGTTTTCGCTCATTCGCGAATAACTGTGGAAGCGGGTCGGGGCTGCTTCCAACCGGGAGGATATCGATGTTCAGTGGGTTACCGCAGGATTACAGCAGCATCACCGTCACCAATGACGGATGGTGGCCGGATACCGATGTGGCAGATTTTCAGAGTCAGCGCAGTATCCCGGCAAGTATCAAGACGGAGACTGTCGCCAGTGCGTTGCTGATGGCCATCGGTGAAGCCAATGCCGAATTAGCGGCGTATCAGTCGGCGCAGCGTGCGAAGGGCTTCAGTAGCGCAAAGGACGTTACAGGGCCATCGGCAGGCGGTGTGAACCAGCTTTGCGCTCAGTACCTGAAGATTATTTTCGCCAGGGCAAAGGCGGAGCTGATGGGCGAAATCACGTCAGCGGAGCGGGAAAAGGCGAACCCAGGACAGCAAAGTGAAGATACGCGGGATCGCCTCCTGGCTGAAGCATCCTTTGCGATACGTAACATCATGGGCCACCCCCGTGTAACAGTGGATTTGATATGAGCGAAAAGCGCGTTTCACAGCTGGATAAGCTGACTGATTTTATCATGGAAAACCTGCCGGACTGGGCCTGTAAGAACCGTTCGACGCTGTTTAGCGCTTTCGCAGCAGAACAAACCATGCTGAACGTGAAACGTGATCTGGGGCTGGGTTTGCAGATTGGCACTATCAGGTATGAAGCGGTGTTGTCGTGGGAGCGATTCCCGTACCGCAGGATTGACCCGGGCATTGTTTATGCGCTGGTGAGCGTATGGATGGAAGAGCATGCCGATCCACTTCGCGACAAGCTGGAGCTTAAAGATGCACCGGACACGGATATTGAGTTGCTCGACGAAGATAACGCCATTTTTGCTATTTCAGTGGAGGTGGCGGAGCCACTTAACCTGATGGAAGACCCGGACGGACCGATCCCTTTCAGGGGCAAGCGCTGGCGGGTTGACGCTGTGCCGGTATGGACGGCTGAAAAGGCTTACCTGTACGTCAATGACATGCCGGTTGCGGAGATTGACGGGGAGCAGCCAGTTGAGAATTAAGGTTGACTATAACCCGGATGAGTTTCTGGCCGCGAATGAAAAGCTGGCGCTTATCGTCATGCCTGACGCGAAGCGAAAGCGGTTGCTGTATCGCCTGGGTAAGCGCGGCATTATCCAGCAGGCCAAACGTAACGTGCGCAGCCAGCAGGCACCGGACGGGAAAGCATGGGCGAAGCGGGCGCGCGGCAAACGGCGAATGCTGACCAGTCTGCCGCAAATGCTGACTGCCAACGACGCCACCGCAGAACGGGTGGTGGTGCGCTTCAAGTATGGCGTGCTGGCTAAATCGGGTCTGCCAATGGGGGTGCTGGGCAGGATTCAGCAGGACGGTATGACGACGACGCAGAGCGCGGAGCAGGCGAAGGCATGGAGCAAGGCCAGCTCAACGAAGAAGTGCACCAGACAACAGGCCAGAAAGTTACGTAAGCTGGGGTATAAGCGCCCCAACGGAGAAGGTGGATATGCCAGAGCGAACATGGCATGGATGCAGGAAAACCTTAGCTGGCGGCAGGCGGGGTTAATCATCCGCAAGCTTGACGGCAGTACGTCTAAAAAGAGCTGGCAAATCAGAGTGCCGGGGCGTGAGTTCCTGGGCGCGAGAGCACAGCAGTTAAAAGTCATGATTGCCCGGGAAATGCAGGCAATCCAGTACGGCTGGGACGTAAAAGCCCAGGACATAAAGGGGAAATGATATGACATGGCCCAGCGTCAACGTCACGGAACAAAATTTACAGCAGGGTTCCACCGGCGAAATTGAGCGGCATCTTTTGTTTGTCGGCTCCGGTGACAGCAATAAGGGTACACTGACCGCCGTAACGCCCCAGTCAAACCTTGATGAGGTGCTGGGTGCGGATGATTCCGTGCTGAAAAGTAACCTTAACGCGGCATTACTGAACGCCGGACAGAACGCCTTTTTTCATGTTTATGTGCTCGCCGACGCTCAGGCATGGGATGCCGCCGTACTCGACGCGCAGCAGACGAGTTCGTTTGAAGGCGTGGTGGTCACAGATGATTGCGTGAAAGCCGATGTGAATAAAGCCGCAGCGCTGCGTGCAAAACTGATCGCCGATTTTGGCCGCTGGACGTGGTTCATCCTGTCCGTTGCGGGAATTCCGGTTTCCGGCACGCCGCTGGTGCCAGCGCAGAGCTGGGGCGAGTATGCCACCGCGATCAGCAATATCGTCAAGGGGCTTTCTGTTTATGCCGTGCAGGCCGTGCCGCGCAACTTCGGTAATGAGCCGGGCGTACTGGCTGGTCGCCTGTGTAACCGCAGTGTCACCATTGCCGACAGTCCCGCGCGAGTGATGACCGGCCCGTTGCTGGCGATGGGCAGTGATGATCTGCCCGTGGATAAAACCGGCGCGCCGCTGGATTTGGCCACACTTCAGACCCTGGAAGGTAATCGCTTTTCCGTTCCCATGTGGTACCCGGATTATGAGGGCTATTACTGGTCAGACGGACGAACACTGGACGCCACCGGCGGCGACTATCAGGCAATTCAGGATCTGCGCATCGTGGATAAAGTCGCCAGGCGCATCCGTATCAAGGGCATCGTCAGGATTGGCGATCGTTCGCTGAACAGCACGCCGAAAAGCATCGAAGCCAATAAGCAGTATTTTGCGGGCGTCCTGCGGGATATGTCCAAAAATACGGTAGTGGGTAATGTTGCGTTTCCGGGGGAGTGTATGCCGCCGCAGCCTGACGACATTGCCATTACCTGGCTGGATTCCAAAACAGTGAATATCTATGTCGTTGTTCGCACATATGACTGCCCGCTGGGTATCGGGATCAACATCATGCTGAAAGATGGCGAAGAGGAGGATAACTGATGTCTCGTCGTTATTCGGGAATGGATTTTGACATTATGGTTGCGGGGCTTTCTATTTTCGTAAGTAAAGCCACGCTGGATATTACGGATAATACCGCCGTTGCTCAGACGCGCGGTATCCCAAACGGCTGGGTGGCCGGTGACGTATCCGCAGAGGTTGATCTTGAGCTGGACACGCAGAATTTTAAATTGCTGGGTGAATCGGCACGGCGATCAGGATCGTGGCGTGGCATCGAGCCGTTCGATGTGATGTTCTTCGCGCAGCCGGAACCCGGCGACCAGATGAAGGTGGAAGCGTTTGGCTGCAAGCTGCTGCCCAACAACCTGTTAGATATTGATTCAAAAGGCGGAGAAAAGACGATCCACAAAGTCAAACTCCTGGTGACCAGTTCCGATTTTGTGCATATCAACGGCGTGCCTTACCTGTCACAGACCGATACGCGCGATCTGCTGGGGTAGCCATGCATATTCGAAAAGTTGCGCTGATCGGCATTATCGCGATGTTGTGGGCATTGCTTGTTGCCTGTTCGGCAGTGTCATTTACCAGCGTTAAAGGCGTTAAAGGGCAGAGCATCACCAATGCCGAGGTACAGGGTGATAACACGGTGGTACTGAAATATCCCGGCGGCTCCGCCTGTATTGATACCAATCCGGGCGAGAGCCAGACGTGTAAACCCGGAGAGTAATAATGCCGGACATGAAAACAGCGATATTCATTATGGCGTCATCGCTGTTACTGGCTGGCTGTGTGTCACAGCGTTATGCCGGTGTACAGATAGCGTCAACTTCACCAGTGAGTATTACCCGCGTCATGGTAAATGGTAACGCCGTGGTTATATGCCAGGCAGGAGAGTGAACGTGAAGGATAAATCAACGGGCTTTAAGGTTATGGCAATCATCGGGTTGATTGTTTTTATTATTGGCATGTGCCTGTTATTCCCATGGCTGACGCTGCTTGCCTGGAATTTACTGGCATCTTCTGCTGGCTGGTATCTTGTACCGGTTACGTGGGGGACTGTCTGCGGGCTGGCGCTGGTGATTGTGTGTATCAGGCTGATGTTTTGTCGTAGTAAAAATTAAACAGTAATAGCGTAGCGATATGCAATATAAAACCGTAGCGCTGTCAATAACACAGGAAATGAAAAATGAGCAAAGAAAACAATATCACCATTACAGTGGGCGATACCGATATTAATTTTGAACCAAACGTAGCGGCATATAACAAATATGTGAATGAGCTTATGCCAGCAAATAAGGTTTCACCGGCAATTAATTATCTTTCGCGCATTGTGTGTGCAGACAGTAAAGACGCGCTGGATAAAGTCATTAAATTACCAGGCGCGGCTTTGCAGATTGCGGATGCCGTTAATGAGCAATTCGCGCCGCAGCTTGAAATCACTGTAAAAAAATAATCGCCCTGTCAGGGGCGATAAATGATAACCCGTTTGAACAGATGATGACGCTACGCCGTCATTATCTGCCACACGAGCAGGACAGCGATGAAAGTTATGCCCGTGCAATGTGGCTTGATAATCATTACTGGGAAAACTTCCGAAAGGCCGTTGCAAGCGGCGTCGTTCTGGCATTTGAAGGGGAATAAATGAGGCAGGAATTAACATTTACTACCCGGCTTGTAGACCAGGTATCGAAACCCGTTCAGCAAATGCAGGCGCGGCTGGGCGGTATGGCCAACCGCGCCCGCAGCAGTTTTAAAGATATCGGTACGGGTATGGCTGGCATGTGGGGATCGTCCCATATGACAAAATCCCTGCTGGAACCCGCCATTGAATACAGCCGCGCAGAACGTGCGGTTAAATCCCTCGGAGCCAGCCAGGCGACACTAAAAGCCCTGGGTGATATGGCGATCAAATCCTCAAACGAATTTGGCATGGGTGCAGAACACATCGTGCAGTCTGCCTATGCCATTCAGGGTGGCATGGGGGCGGCACTGGTTGACGGTGCGCTGCCACGCATCGCCAACGCCGCCGATATCATGGCCAAAGCAACCCGCGCCAGCAACGAAACCGCGACAACCTACATTGCGTCTACCTACGGTGTTTTCCAGAAGTACGCCGACAAGATGGGGCAGGCGAAATGGGCGGAACAACTGGCGGGTCAGACGGCGCTGGCCGTGAAGATTTACCGCACATCCGGGCAACAGATGGCGGATGCCTTCGCCGTCATGGGGTCGACGGGCGCGGCGAACGGCCAGTCTCAGGCGTCACAGTTGGCCATCCTCGGCAACCTCCAGAGCATGGGGCTATCCGGCAGCGTCGCAGGTACACAGTACGAGCAGTTTCTGACGAGTATCAAGGGGTCAGGTAAAAAGCTGGGGATGAATTTCACCAACAGCGACGGCAGCTTGCAGGACATTATGACCATTCTCGACAAACTGCATAAGCGGTTTGGCGACCTTTCGAAAGTGAAGGATCAGAACCTGCTCAAAAAAGCCCTGGGCAGTGACGTTTCCGTTAAATTCCTGCTGAACATGATGAACAGGCTGCCGCAGTTGCAGCAGGAGATCGCAAACTTCGGGAAAGTTAACGGCCTCGGCGATGCGGAGAAAATGGCGAAAGACCAGGTGATTGGGTGGGACAGGCTTTCGCAGAGTATCACTAACGTCAAACTTGCTATCAGTCAGGGACTTAACCCGGCACTGGAGCCACTCGCTAACGGCATGGCAAACGTCATTGGCGATGTGGGCAGCGCGTTACATGATTTTCCCAACCTTGCGCGCTGGATTGGCTACACAGCAATGTCATTCAGCACGATGACAGCGGCAGCGTCTGGCATGTTGATGTTGAAAGGTTTCGGCAAGCTGTTTGGGTTTGGCACGCTGGGTAAAGATATCGGGCTGCTGAAACTGCTGTTCAAAATGTTCATGAAATTTTCCGGTATAGACATGGTGATCGGTATTTTCATGCGTTTTATCAAAATGCTGAAATGGCTACGCGGGGCACTTATTGCAACGCGCATGTGGCTGATTATTTTCCGCAACTCGATGTTTATGGCGCGGGCTGGAGCCATAGCGATGGTTGTATGGGAAGGTGTAGCCGCTGCGGCTATGTGGGTGTTCGGTGCAGCAACGGCATTCGCTGCCGGTGCCATGCAGTTACTGTTAAGCCCTATCACGCTCATCATCCTGGGTCTTGCTGTCCTTGGTTTCGGTATTTATTACCTGGTGACGCACTGGGATCAACTCAAAGCCTCATTCATGCAGACGCAGGCATTTCAGACCCTGATGGACTGGGCGCAGAAAATGGGCAATGTGTTTGCGTCAGTCTGGAACAGCATCAAACAGGGCTGGAATGATCTGCTGGCAGGTATCGGCAACGGCTACAACTGGCTTGTAGCGAAGCTGAATAAGTTACCCGGCGTGAGTCTTGACTCTACCGATTTGGGCAAGCCGCCGCCGAGTCTGGGGCCAGCGTTGCCGGGGCCAGACCTGGGCGATATGCCGAAAGGCGGGCTTAAGACGTCCATTAACAACACGAAAACCGCCCAGCAGGTGGATAACAGTAAGCATATTGACACGGTGAATATCACCATGCCTAACGGCATGTCACCGGGACAGCTTCAGGAATGGCAGGAGATGCAGGCAGGATGAGCCATTACACCGATTTACTGATAACGCCCGCCGGTGATTTTACGCTGGATTCCGGTAACGAACCGGTGATTTGCCGTGACCTTGACAGCATAGGGCAGGACATACGTCATGCGATTATTGAAAGCGGACTGGCGACGCAGCTCGTCGCCGAGCGCAGCCCGACACTGCGCGATGACATTATGACGCAGATAGAACTGCTGGTTGAAGACGATGAGCGCCTGATCCCCGGTACTATCGTTGTGAACCAGGAGACGACGACGCGGATCACGATCACCGCGAAGGCATATGGCTTTGATGATGATGTGAATGCCACGCTGGAGGTATCGCAATGAACGACACACCGCCGAAGCCGGACTATCTGCAAATCCTCCAGGATGAGGGCATGCCGGTCACACAGGATGAGATTAACGCGGAATTTCAGCAGGATGTTGATGAGCAGGGGTTAATCACCAACACATCGTCTATGTCGCCGTTCTGGCGTCTTATCACCGGCATCGTCACTAAGCCTGTTCAGTGGCTGTGGAGCGCGCTGGCTAACAATGTGCTGGCTAATCTCTTCGTTGCGACGGCCAGCGGCGTTTTTCTTGATCTGCACGCGTGGCAGGTAAACCTTTCGCGCAAACCGGCTACCACGGCGGAAGGTGTGATCACCTTCTACAAGGCCGATGTTAATACGCCGGTGACGGTGAAGGCCGGAACGATTATCCAGACGGAGCGTATTAACGGTAGCGTGTATCAGCTATCGGTTGTGGACGATTATGCCATTCCGACAGGGACAGCCGCGGCGGATATTCCGGTGGTTGCGGTTCAGGCCGGTGAGTCATGGAACCTTGCACCGGGTTACTACCGCATTTTGCCGGTTGCTGTGGCTGGCGTTGCAAGCGTCAGGAATAACGATGACTGGTTATCTTCTCCCGGAGCGGATAAGGAGAGTGACGATGATTTACGTGCCCGCGTTCGTAACCAGTTTAACGTTGTGGGTAATTACCATATCGACGCCGTTTACCGCGCCATGATTTCGAGTGTGGCAGGTCTGAGCGTTGATCGTATTTTCTTTTTACATGATGCCCCACGTGGGCCGGGAACGGCTAACGCCTATCTGTTGCTTGATACCGGCGTTGCATCTCAGCCGTTTATCGACAAGGTGAACGACTACATCAACCAGCAGGGGAACCACGGGCACGGCGATGATATGCAGTGCTTCCCGATGCAGGAGACATTCCATGACCTGGATGTTGTCGTTTATGTCCCGGCGAATGCCAACCTGTCAGCAACGGATCGCGATACGCTGAAGCGCAACGTCGAAGACATGGTGCGCTGTGCTTTCAGGGAGAACGACGATTATGACGTGGAGAAAACGTGGCCAAACGATCGCTTCTCGTTTTCCAGGCTGGCTGAAGAGCTTCACGATACCTTCACCATAATCAAATCCCTGCATTTCTCGCTGGACGATATCACCAGCGGGCTTGACGTGCCGCGTTTAGGCACTCTGACGGTGGAGATCAACGATGTCTGATGCGTTCAAACCCGATGATGACGGGCTGGCAAAGAGCATTGTTCTGCCGTCATGGATGAATATTGGGGAACCGGGAAAGCTGGCTAACGCCTGCCGTACATTCTGGTCAGGCTACATGAGCTGGGTTTACTGGCCTTTGCAACAGCTTGACCCGGAGACCTGTAGCAAGTCATTGCTTGATGTGCTGGCGTACCAGCGTGATATCACGCGCTTTGTTGATGAACCGCTTTCACTGTACCGTAAGCGCGTTAAATTCGCCTTTATCAACGCCCAGGATGCCGGAGAGGTTGCCGGGTTTATCGCAATATTTGAGCGGCTGGGGATCGGGCATGTTGAGATTGAAGAACGTATGCCGGAAGAGGACTGGGATGTAATCGGCGTTACCGTCACCGACAACCAGTTAACCGGCAATGCTGATCTGCTGATGGAAATAATCAGGCATTACGGCCGCACGTGTCGCCGGTATGAATTCCGGGTGATGACCAGCGAGTCATTTTTTATCCGCGCCGGTTGGGATGGTGGCGAATACCAGTGCTACAGCGCAAGCCTTAAGAAGTGAGGAACAATAAATGTCGCAAACGGTAATTACAGCAGCGTTTGAAGAATGGAAGGCACAGGAAGCCGCTGGCGGTAATCGCGTGGTGCTGGATGGCTTTGTGCTGGCCAACGTGCCGGGGCTTGATCCTGATGTGCCGATAAGCAATACCGAAGATATGCCGCCGGACAGCCAGATCGTTTACCGTCAGGACGTGGACAAATGCGGCGTCGTAAACAATAACGCGGTGGTGTACTCGATAACGATGGGATCGAACATCGGCACGTTTGATTTCAACTGGATAGGTCTGGTAAACAAAGCCAGTGGTGTGCTGGCCATGATTGTTCATGCCCCCATGCAGCGAAAACTTAAGACGGAAGATGGTCAGCAGGGCAACGCGATCAACCGTTCGTTTCTGATGGAGTATGACGGTGCAGCGACGGAAACGCAGATTAATACACCGGCGCAGACGTGGCAGATTGATTTCACCGCGCGCCTGTCTGGCATGGACGAAGAATGGCGTCTGGCCAACTTTGATATTTATGGGCCAGGTGCGTTTTTTGGTGATGGTTTTCTGGTGAGAAAAGACGGCGCCAGTTACCAGGTACAACCGGGAAATGGTTATATCGGTGGCGTTCGCGCAACCCTTAGCTCCAGCGAGGAGATCACAGCGGCTACACTGCCCGCGAAAGTCTTTGCGGATGTGTCATGGCAGGGTGCACTAACGGGACGGTGGCAGGCAGTTACTACCGTGCAGTCATCTACAGATGAACTGGCTGATTACATCGATGATGACGGATTTGCGCATTATGTGTTTGCTGTAGCGAGTATTGACGCTGCCGGTGTGGTAACAGATTTGCGTCCTATTGGCTCACTCCCGGCGCAGGTGGCAGATGGAGCGGTTAAATCAGTTAACACAAAAAAACCTGACCCAAAAACTGGTGACGTAACAGTGACCGCCGCAGACACTGGCGCGCTGCCACTGAACAAAACCGCCCTGGCGGTCGACCTGAACACTCTGGGGGCTAATGCCAGTGCGGGAGTCTATTTTCAGCCCGTGACCGCCAACGCCACGGCAGCGAGCCATTACCCGATAAACGAAGCCGGAACGCTGCTGGTTACTATAAGCGCTTATGGTTGCCAGCAGGAATATACCTCA